CTTCGTATTCTCCGTGCGAGAAGTAGGCATCGCAGAAGTCGGGATAGTCTCTTGTGTCGATTCCATCAACCTCCAAAGAGTCGTAGTTTATGGGCTTGGTTAGGTGTGCGTGGAAGTCATTCATTGATATATGTCTCCTTCTATTCTTTAACATCACACATGCGTATGAACTCATAGCAACACTTCTTTGCTAAGAACTCACCCGCCTGTAGGGTCATCTTACCTTCGTCCACTTGGTAGTAGATGTCGTTAAGGGATTGATAAAGGTCTTCGAGTTGGTAAGCCATCAGAGCACCTCCACGATTCTAAAGTTTTCCCTATCCTCGGGTGAATCAACATCGCCCATATTAAATGCCTTTTGGTAGTCATACAGATGCTCCTCTAATTGCTCTACTGCGTGTGCGTAGGTATCAAAGGTCATGGGTATCTCTTCGTTGTCATCGTCCCATTCATGCCACGTATTTACCCACCCATCGCATAGGGTTAATTCTTGAATTTCGTATCTCATTTAGTTCACCTCCAAAATAGTAGACACATCAAAGCCAACAGGAAGAGCAGAGCCGACAATCTCCCATTCAGCTTGATAGAAAGGGTACTGCTCCGCATATCCTCGCTCAAGTGTGGGATTACCCTTTAGCGTCTCGATAAGCTCCTCACGGAGCGAATCAAGGCTTTCTAGAGTGCCTACCTTTAGCGTGACATGAATCTCGCAATCATCGTAAAACATCGCATAAGTTTTCATTCTGCACCTACCTCTCTTTTAGATACAAACACAGAGCCATTACCCATCATCTTTTGAGCCTCTTCGAGACTGTCAGCGTAGCAATAGGCAGTTGTTATCACGGCTTGATGGAACTCGTATAGGGTGCGAGGTTGCTTAGGTGCTACCCATGCTTGATAGGTGGGGGCTTTGCGACTGTCAGCGTAATAGACACTAAATCTATCAGCGAACTGAGGGAGACACCAATTCCACCTGTTATGTTGAGGGCGTCTATCATTTGGGTTGTTACGTTGCCCACGATAGCGGACACGTATCTTAACCCCTTCCGCTTTAAAATAAGCTCTTACCTCGCCCAGAATTTCGATGGGAATATTTTTATATATTGCGGATTCGTTTGTTGTTTTGTATTGGTCTAAGTTAATCATTTTTCCATTCTCCATCCCAAAGGTTCTTCGGCTTTGCGTTCTACTTTATAACCTAACTTCTCTATAAATTTAATTGTGTCGATAGAGAGCGTTTTAGCCTTCGCAATTTCTGCGAAGAGTTCAGACTGAGGGCAAGCGGGATAGTAAACCCATGCACCATAGTTTTTCCGAGCTTCGATATAAATGATTTTTTCCATTTGCTTATGCTCCATGTACAAGGTTATCAAAAAATACTTGTTCGGCTTGTGTAGCCTCGACACCATCAAGCCAATGATTGATGTGGCGGGTTGTTGTTTGACTCCATTTTTTAGCGGTTCTGAGATAGCCTAAACGAGGCTCAAAGCAAGCCACAGGGGTAGAGTAGCTGAAGAGCACACGAGTGCCATCGGCTAGGTCTAATTGAGTCATATTGGATTTAATTGGGGTGATTTTCATTTTTAACAGTTCCTTAGAAGGATTGATAAACGATAGAGCCGTCATAAGTGACACCTAAGACGACAGAATGGTCATTGATATAATCGAGGACATGAGCGTCGATTTCGTCGTCCTCTACATCGTCACAGTCGATGGAGAAGTCACGGATTAGCTCTTCGACTGTTCCCTCGGAGAAGTCACAACACAAGGCGATGACATCGAGATCGAAGTCGGGAATCATTTCCTCCACATAGTCGTAGAGAATTTCCAAGCCTTCAAAGGTGAAGTTGTTGGGACGGATTGCGTTGAACTCATCACGGAACTGTGAGAGGTTGATAGTTTGTTTCATGGTTCTATTTCCTTTAAGGGTAGTGTTTCGTTTGACTAAGACACTCTCTCGAGTGTTTCGGCTCATCAAGCCTCTTCAGTTAGTCTATTTAGTATAGTGCCATACAATCTGAGCCACGATGAATAATAAGATTGTGAGTAGTACGGCTTGCCAGTTTTTCATTTGTTCTATGCCTTATTGGTTAGTAATCAGATATCAAAGTGATACCATGACTCTACTGTGGGGCTTTGTTTTTACCACGTCAAGAACTAAAAACCCTAATAGGGTTTACCCCAGGAAAATCGAGTTCATCGCTTGGACATACTAAGGCAAGGGAATCACGAAAAAGGGCTGAGAGAGCCTATAAAGGGCTTTAGAATTGAATTGCACATTATGAAAAGGCCCGATAGTTCTACTCAATAATGGGTAGCAGTTGGATAGGCTGAAGCTATCGTAAGTTATTGATTTTAAATATCACATTATGAAACACCCTTTTTATCATATCACATTGTGAAATCTGCACAGCTTTGGTGCAGCCTATTCAGTAATGGGGACAGACTCACCAGGCTGTTGCATAGAAACAACACTCTTCCAAAAACTCCAAAGAAACTATGGAGCAACGTGACAGGCCATGTAAAGTGTGGTATAAAAACAACACATGATCATAAGTGTTGTATAGAAACAACAGTGTTGTATAATAACAACGCAGCAACGTGCCAGGGAGGGCTAGGAGTGTGGTATAGAAACAACACAGGGTAAACCCTAGGCCCGTGGGGGTAAAAAAGAATTATTTATTTATATATATAACGCTATTTATGACGCTGATGTAATTTTTAAAACAAGGGGTAGTCCCTTGGGACTCCTTAGAGAGGCTCTGAATAGAGTTTAAGGAAGGTAAAGGGTTGTGCCTGGACAGGCTAAGATGTGATCCATAGGCTCTACGGAGTGTTGTAAGACAATTAAAACAATGTCTAGTAACAGTACTGAATAGTGCTCTCTAGCTCTATGTAGGCTACATTGTGCTCTTTAGCTCTATTTAGTAATAGTCTTTATTATTATATAAACTACTATCTATATTGTTACTAAGAAGTAGCTACTCCGTAACTATATAGTAATTATAACACTACTTTGTCTTTTTGTCAAGCTTTATCTGTCCCCTACATATTAAAAATAAGTGTTGACTTTTTAACAATTGTATGTTATAATTACAAACATTGAGTAGAGGATTGTCTAAGATATGACACGTAGAAAGAAACGAGATTTAAAAAGCGAAGGTAAATGGTGGTCTGATAGTCAAAAGCTTGAAGCTGCTACTACATTCCTAGCTATCGGTAATGGTGCTCAAACTGCTGCTGCATTAGAGATACCACTAGCAACGTTTAATCGTTGGAGATACACCGAATGGTTTAAGAAGATGGTTGATGACCTTAAAGCTGAGGACAACCTTAAACTGAATGCTCGTTTAAATAAGATTGTGTCTAGAGCTTTAGATGTCACAGAAGATAGGCTGGAAAAGGGTAATTATCAATATGACCCTAAGACGTCTGAACTAATTCGTGTTCCTGTGTCGATGAAAGATGCAGCTAAAGTAGCCAATGACATGCTAGAGCGTAAAGATGTTATTGAGACTAAACCACAGCAAGAACAGATTGAAAAGACTGTCGATGCCAGGTTAGCTGCCCTAGCAGAACAGTTTAAAACCTTTGCTAAGCCTAAAGAGAAAGACATTACTCCTAAGCCTCTTGTGATTGAAAACGAAGCTTGATGGAGTTATCTAGTGAAGTCATTGAGGGTTTTAGTAATGCTTGTCTGGTTAAGAACTTTGACTCAGCTACTCAGACCCCAGAGTTCCATCGTGAGCTATGGCAGCTATGTTGCTCAAAAGATAAGTTTGTGGCTATTGCTGCTCCTCGTGGTCATGGTAAGTCTACTGCTGTTACGTATACCTATTGTCTTGCAGAAGTACTATTTCGTAGGTCTAAGTATGTCTTGATCGTCTCAGACAGCTTTTCACAAGCTGGTTTGTTCCTTGGTGATATTATTAAGGAACTTAGGGACAATGAAGATATACATGGTTTATTTGGCAACATTGAGTTGACAAAGCAAACAGAAGATGATATAATAGGTAAATTCGAAGATGGTCATACCTTTCGTATTCAAGCTAAAGGTTCTGAACAAAAGCTTCGTGGTCTTAAATGGTTAAACAAGCGTCCTGATTTAATCATCTGTGACGATATGGAATCTGATGAACAGGTTCTAAATAAAGATCGTAGAGAAAAGCTTCGTAGATGGTTCTACTCAGCACTCATACCTGCCCTGTCAGTTACAGGAAAGATTCGTATCGTAGGTACTATTTTGCACCTAGACTCATTGTTAGAACGTCTAATGCCTGAGTCTCAGTTGTCTGCATTAGGTTCTAAAGTATTAAAGAATTTAATAACTGAAGATTTAAAGCAGTTTACTAATTATAAGACTTCTTGGTTATCCATTAAGTATCGTGCCCATACAGATGACTTTAGTAAGATTCTGTGGCCTGATAGGTGGAACAAAAAAGCATTAGAAGAGCGTAAAGCTCAATACGTCAGTCAAGGTTTAGCTGATGTGTATTCTCAAGAGATGCTTAACGTACCTCTTGATGATGCTAACGGGTTCTTTAAAAAGAGTGACTTTAGTCCTTTAAAAGAAGAAGACCGTAAAAAGAATTTAAATTACTACATTGCTTGTGACTTAGCAATCAGCCAAAGGCAACATAGTGATTACAGTGTTTTTGCTGTGGCAGGGATGGATGAAAATCAGCACTTGCAGTGTGTGAACATCGTCCGTGATAGGATGGATGCAATGCAGATTGTGGAAACTATCCTTGCCCTCCAGCGAACTTACAAACCTGAATTGTTTGGAATTGAGGCAGGAACGATCCAGAAGTCTATCGGTCCATATCTTAACGAAGCAATGATGAAGCAAGATACTTTTATCAACCTAGTGTTGCTCAAGCCTAGTGGTGATAAATTAAGTCGTGCTCGGTCAATGCAAGCTCGTATGAGAGCAGGAGCCGTAAAGTTTGACAACTCTGCTGATTGGTATCAAACGTTTGAAGATGAGCTACTAAGGTTTCCTAGAGATAGACATGACGATCAAGTTGACGCTTGGGCATATATCGGATTGTTACTTAATCAAATGCAAGTAGCTGCTACTCAACAAGAACTCAACGAAGAAGAATACAGGTTTGCCTTATACGAAGCTGGATACGATCAAGCAGGACGCAACGAAACAACGGGATATTGATGGAACTGAATACTGAATTTGACCTTGATAAGATTGTAGAGATGCCTAACATTGCTGAAGCAATGGAAGAGCAGGACCTATATACTGTCGGTTATCATGTTTGGAAAGGCTTTGAAGCCGATAAAGAATCTCGTTCAGCATGGGAAAAGCGTACTGAAGAGTCTATGAAACTTGCTTTACAAGTTGCAGAAGCTAAATCATTTCCTTGGCCTGGAGCATCTAATGTCAAATTTCCACTTGTTACTATTGCTGCTCTTCAGTTTCATGCTCGTAGTTACCCAGTCCTTATTAACGGGGAAACTCCCGTTCAATGTCGTGTAATCGGTGATGACCCTACAGGACAAAAAGATGCACGTGCTCATCGTGTAAGTCAACACATGTCTTACCAAATCCTTGAGGAAGACCTTAACTGGGAAGCCGAGATGGATCGTGTATTGATCTCTCAACCTATCGTTGGTTGTGCTTTCAAGAAATCATACTTTGATCCTATCCTCAAACACAACGTTTCCGAGAACATCCTTGCTAAGGATTTTGTCGTAAACTATTGGACTAAAGATTTAGCCACATCCCCACGTGTAACTCAAATTCAATACATGTCTCGTAACGACATCTATGAGCGTGTAGCTCGTGGTTTGTTTGTTAAGATGACTGAAATCATGCCTGCTGCTGTTCCACAGTCTAATCTGACTTTGGCTCAGAATAAAGCTCAAGGTATGCAAGCACCAGACTCTATTGATGAGTCTACTCCTTACGAGATTCTAGAACAACACACCTACATCGATCTTGATGGTGATGGCTATGCTGAGCCGTACATTGTATGGATGCGTCGTGATACTAAACAGATCCTGCGTATTGTAGCTCGTTACTTCACCACTTCTATTGAAAGAGATGATAAAGGTAATGTACTACGGATTACACCAGAAACCTATTTCACTAAGTTCCCTTTCATTCCCTCACCTGATGGTGGGTTCTATGACTTGGGCTTTGGATCTTTACTTGGACCACTTAATCAAAGTATTGATACCATTCTCAATCAGCTTATCGACTGCGGAACAATGGCAAACACCGCAGGTGGTTTCCTTTCACGTGGTATCAAGTTAAGAGGCGGTAACTACAACTTTGCACCTTTGGAATGGAAACATGTTGACACCACAGGCGATGACTTGCGTAAAGGCATTGTGCCTCTCCCAGTACGTGAGCCTTCTCAAGTTCTCTTTACTTTGCTTAATCTGCTCATTAATTACGGTGAGCGTATTGGTGGGTCTGTTGATATTCTTTCAGGACAAAATCCTGGTCAGAATACCGCTGCAGAAACTACGAGAACGATGGCAGAGCAAGGGATGAAAATCTTTTCGGGTATATTCAAGCGTACATACAGGTCTCTTAAAGATGAGTTCCGTAAGCTGTATCGTTTGAATCAATTATACCTTGAAGGTGTAGAAGACTACAACAGCGACACAGGTCAAAACTTTATTGCTGCTGAAGATTACTCAGGTCCTGTATCTGATGTACGTCCTTCTGCAGATCCTAACATTGTATCTGACACACAACGTATCCAACAAGCTTCTGCTTTATTGCAACTTGCCTCTACAACACCTGGCATGAATATGTATGAAGTTCAGAAGAACTACCTCAAAGCAATGAAAGTATCTAACATTGATCAAGTACTGCCTGATCCTAAAGGACCTAATGCTATCAAGCCAGGACCTTCTGAGAAAGTTCAAATTGAGCAAATGCGTAGTCAGATTAAACAAATGGATATGGAATTGCAAACTAAGTTGGCTGCTATCAAGCTGGCACAAAATGCTGAACTCCAACAAGCTAAGATTCACAAACTAGAAGCTGAAGCTATCCTTGCTGTTGAGCAGGCTGGTGGCGTACAGACAGGGCATGAAATTGCTATGATTGATGCCCAAATTGGTGCAGCTAGAGCTAAGCAAGAAGGTATTCAAGATAGCCTTAAAACTGTAATGGCTTTAGAAAAACACATGAATGATGTAAAAGCTCCTAAAGAAGGAGAAGTAGCACCAGAATAGTATTAACAAGGAGAAAGTATGGCAATCGTAGTCACGGAGCAAGAGTTTTCAGAATGGAAGGGTAGTCGAGTTACCAAAGCTTTTTTTAAAGCAATGGATAACGATAGAGAGTGGTTAAAAGAAATGTTGTTAGTTGGTAGTGAAGATGATGCTAATCTTCGAGGCCGAGCAGCAGCAGTAACCAGCATTCTAAGGATTACCTATGAAGAGTTAATGGAATCAGTAAAGGAAAATAAAGATGTCTAATGTATCAGGCATTACTCCTATCTTAGATAGGGTATTGATTAAGCCTTTAGTTGTAGAAAATAAGACAGCTAGTGGAATTATTGTATCAACGGATGAAACCAGTGAACGTGAGCAACTTGCTAACACCACAGGTGAAATAATGGCGATGGGTGATGAATGTCCTCAAGGTGTTGTTGAAGTTGGTATGAGAGTAGCTTTCGCTAAGTATTCTGGTTTAATGTACAAAGGTAAAGACGGCAAAGACTATCGCATGATTAATTACGATAATTTAGTAGCCAAGCTAGACGATGATATGGGCCTTATTGATCCACATCTATTAAAAGGGATTGTATAATGAGTGAAGATACACAAGTAGATACACAACAAGAAGGCTCTCAGGAAGCTCCAGAAGCCACACAGCACGAGTCCGAAGCAAGGGCGCAGGGTTGGGTAGCCAAAGAAGAATTCCGTGGTTCTGAAGACGATTGGGTTGATGCTGAGACGTTTGTGCGTCGGGGCAGAGAGATTATGCCAATCTTACGTAAGAATAATGAGAAATTACTTAAAGAATTAGGTGAAGCGAAAAAGATTGCTGAAGAAGCACGAGAGTCTGCTAAAGAGTTTCGTGAGTATCAAAAGCAGCAGTTTGAACGCAAGACCAAAGAACTTGAAGGCCAGCTAGAGCAACTGAAACAAGCTAAACGTGATGCAATCACACAAGGCGATGGTGACAGGGCAATAGCAATTGACGATGCAATGGATGAATTGAAAGAGCAACGTCAAGAAGCCAAACAAGACTTAAAAGCTGCTGAAGATAAAGCAAAAGAAGTACCTCAAGTTACACAAGATCCTACACTGAATGAGTGGATGGACAAGAATGATTGGTTTGGTAAAGATACACGTTTGACTGGTATGGCAAATGGATTAGGCGTTGAATTACGACGTGAGAATCCTAGCTTACAAGGAAAAGCATTTTTAGACAAACTAGATCAAGAACTTGCAGAGATGCTTCCAGAGAAATTTGGTAAGAAACGTACCCCTAATCCAATGGAAGGTGCTCCTAACGGAACAGCAAGACCATCGGTTAGCTCAGGTAAGAAGTCTTACAATAATTTACCTGATGATGCTAAATCAGCATGTGATAAATTTGTTAAGCAAGGTCTGATGACCAAAGAGCAATATGTTGCTGAATATGACTGGAATTAAGGGAGAAAGAACATGACTGAAATTAAAAAAGAAGTTAAAGCTACACCAGAGTCTACTAAGGTAGAGCGTCCTCGTGAACGTAAAAAAGGCGTATTTAATGGGACTCAGGGTAAGCTGCAAGTAGGAAAGCAAATTGAAGGCTATCACTTGCATATTTTCAATGACACGCCAGGACGCATTCAGGCTGCCACTGAAAACGGTTATGAGTTTGTTCACCCTAGTGAGGTAGATGGGGTTACAGAGAATGTTACTTCTCGTAACCTTGATTTAGGAGATAAGGTTAGGTTCTTAGTAGGTGCTGGTGAAAAAGGTGATCCAATGTACGCTTACTTGATGAAAATCAAAGAAGAGTTTTGGCTCGAAGACCAAGCACAGTTACAAGAGCGTAACGATAAAACTGATGCAGCTATTAGACAAGGTAAAACACCTGGTGTTGATTCCTCTGGTTTCTATAATGCTGGTATCAAATATTAATCATTCCATAAGGAGTTTTAAAACATGGCAAACGTAAATGCCGTATCAGGATTGTCGCCAAACGGCACAATCACTGGTGCACCCTTTAACGAGCAAGGCGTACTATACGCTATCGCTAACGACGCTTCTAACACTTATGCTATTGGCGATATCGTCAAGTCTGCTGTAGGTAATGACGCCAATGGTGTTGCTCTAGTAACTAAAGCAGCAGCAACTGACGTACCTTTGGGCGTTATTGTTTCTATTCGTGTAGCTAACCCTGGCGTAAGCTTGGCTGGCGTTAACTTAAACTTAGGTCAATTGTACATTGGTTTGTCTGCTGGATCATACACCTATGTTTATGTTGTAACTGATCCTAACGTAGTGTTCCAAGTACAGGCTAATGCTTCTGCTGATGCTAAAGTTGGTGCAACTGCTGTTCCTACAATTACAGCTAACCAAACAACACTGTCACAGTCTTCGCCATTCTCTAGCACTTATGTAACAGCCGACTCTGCAGCTACTGCAGCTTCTATGTTCCAAATCGTTGGTATGTTCCAAGAACCTACAAATACCCCTGGTGCTTACAATAATCTATTGGTTGTATTTAATAAACACCAATACAAACAAGCCTTCGGTGCTTAATTAATAGGAGATATATAAAATGGCTGGTGTAATTACAACTGGTACTCACCCAAAGGCTCTATGGCCTGGTATCAAAGCTTGGTGGGGTCAAACCTATGATGAACATCCTGAAGAGTATATTCATCTTTTTGACAAAGATACTTCACATCAAAACTACGAGGAAGACGTTCAGTTAACTGGATTTGGTCTTGCTCCTGTTAAGTCTGAAGGTGCTGGGGTTCAATACGACTCAGAAGTCCAAGGTTTCGTAACTCGCTATACACACGTTGCATACGCTCTTGGTTACATCGTAACTAAAGAAGAGCTAGATGACAACTTGTATGAGCAAGTTTCTAAGCGTCGTGCTGCTGCGTTGGCAATGTCTTTCCGTCAAACCAAAGAAAACATTGGTGCTAACATCTACAACCGTGCGTTCAATGCAACGTATACAGGTGGTGATAATCAACCTTTGTGCTCTTTAGTTCATCCTAACACCTCTGGTGGCACATGGGCGAATACTCCTACTGTTTCCGTTGACCTCTCCGAAGCTTCTTTGGAAGATGCAACTGTAGCAATTATGGGTTTCCAAAATGACCGTGGTTTGTTGATCAACGTAATGCCACGTAGCTTGGTAGTAGCTCGCCAAGAATGGTATAACGCTAATCGCATTCTGAAGTCTGTATTCCAATCAGGTACTGCAAATAACGACATCAACGTTCTGAAGGCAACTAATGCCATTCCAGAAGGTATTGTTATGAACCATTACCTCACAAGCCCACACGCTTGGTTCCTCCGCACTAACGTTCAAAATGGTATGAAATACTATGAACGTGTTGGTATCATGTTCGATCAGGACAATGATTTCGACACAATGAACGCTAAAGCTAAGGGCTATGAGCGTTACAGCTTTGGTTGGACAGACCCACGTGCAGTTTACGGGGTAAATGGTCCTTGATTAACTCTTTACATTTGAGTTAATTTGTGATATAATGGCAGGGTTAGGAATTCAAAAGATTCCTTTCCCTTCCTTCTTAAAGGACAAATAATGGACTATCCAATTATTAAAGAACCAGCAGGAGCAATCGTACACAATCGTATGAAAGGCACTTCAGCCCCAAAAGCTAAAGCACCTAAAGGTTTAGGCAATACCCAAGCAGTAGAGAATCAAGGCGGTCAGTTGTCTGGCGTTAAAAAGAAACGCATGACTCCTGTAGCTAGTATTAAAAATCACTCGTAACACTTTCTTATCCTAAACGTCTTAATTGACGTGAACCCATCACTTTTAGGAGATACAAATGGGCACACCAACAAGATTTACATACGGTCTTGCCACCGTTGCTAAAGGCAAACCACTAGGCGATTATCCTTTGCCAGACCCTTTCCATACATCTTCT